AAACGAACTCTATAATATGATTTATCTAAATAACTAAACTTATCTTCATTGCTTTTTATCTCGTCTGCAAATTCTTCTTTTTTATTTTGTTTAATTAATCGTTTCGCCCAATCTTCATAAGATTCTTCTGCGCCTTGATTCCTTTCGTCCACTATCTCCCATTTATCATCTTCTATTATTTCACCTTCTAAATCATCATAAACTTGGTTTAAATCATCGTCAGACATCTCAACAAAATCGTCTTTAATATCTTCTTTACTTACCCCTTCTTTTTCTTGGTCTTCTTCTGATTGTGTTTTAGTAACTTCTAAGTCTATAAAATCAGCAGGTTTAAGCGTTTTAAAATATAAATCTAAATGTATATCGTTTACCTTAAATATCTTTTCTAACCCCTTTATTAAAATAGATTGGAAGGGAACAATTATTGAAGAATTAAAAAGTGAAAAAGCATTTTTAAGTTCTTCAGCATTATTACCAAGTCCACCACCCTCTGCACGTATTCCAAATAATAATGGACTTGTAACCCTATGACCGCTGAGCACTTTATTTACTACTTCCTTAGATAAAAATTGGTAACTTTCAGAAGCGTTGTTAGTGTCTAATGGCACTATCTCAGGTGTTGTATCACCACCATCATTAAATGTTAGTAATATACGTCCACTATTACCACTACCAGAAAATTTAGAATTAATTTGACGTTCTATAGTGCGTCTTTCGTCATCGCTAGGGACTCCGTTTTTAAAATTAATAGCCATACTTGGGAACATACCATTAGAAATATTAGCTAAATGAAACTGAGCAATTTCTAAATCTAGTTGTATATAGTCAGTAGCTGCTACATAATCAGGTGCAAAGCCATAAAATAATGCAGGGTTTTTATCTCTAATCATTAATATCTGCGATGCTTGTGTTCTGTCTTTAGTATTAAATGCTTTATATGGTCTTGGTTTATGTTCTGACTTCTTCCAATTACTCCAATCACTACTATAGTAATAAGTATCTATTTCGCCATCTACCATTTTGCCACTTCTTATGTACTGTGCGCCAATGTGAGATATTTTGCTAATGCTTTTTCTGTCTCTTGACCATATTACATTAACATAGCACCCACCAAATAGCTTTAAATCCATTGCTAAGTCTTTTAAGACATCATCTGGTGAATCGTGTAGTAATCCATTTAATTTTAAAAAAGATTCTTTAGTAGCTTCATTTTCATCTGCATTAGTAGCAGCTAAACCCTCTCCATATATCATAGCACCAATAGATTTTATTAATGCGCCATTAATTGCTGAACCTAAAAATAATTCTAAAAGGTAATTAGGATATAAATTATCTTCACCAAATGACACCCAATCTTGATTAGTTTTTTCTACTATATGGGGGATATTATAATGTGATAATTCTACTAAGTTTAATTTCATAATTATAAAGTTATATATACACTATCAGTATCAGTATCATTTGTAGTGTATTGTTTGTATTGTGTTGTGTCGGTGCTTGAGGTTAGATTTAATAAACCAGTATAAAGTGTTGTATTTAAGCCAGAAGGGTCTAAATTAGAATTACTACTATTCTGATATATTGTAACATCATAAAAACCTAACGGGTAGTCTGTACTTCCTAATTGTATTAATCCTAATAATGGCAAATCTAAGCCTGCATTATTAATTGTATATGACATTTGAGTATATCTATTTTCATTTGTTGTAGTTACAACAGAAGCCATAAAATTCAATATTTTTTCAGTCTGTTGGCTCTTAATTGAGATTAATGGTCGTACTTCATTGGTTGCAGAACCTACATCATTTAATCTAGCATAGATGTAGTTAGTAACATTACTGGCATTTGTCATTGTGTTTTGTATCATACCTTTTCGCAATATTTTTCTAATACACTCAATAAATGTTCTTCCATTACTTTAATATTATCTTCTGTTAAATCAGGCAATATTACCTTGCCTTCATATTTAGCTTTTAATTGCCACATCTTTCTTTTTCTTTTTAGGTGTTTCTTCTACAAATAAACTATTTCTGATTGATTCGTTTAATCCTAATATTTGTTTCTGCGTTAAGTCATTTAATGGAATGTTTAAGTTGTCAATGCTTTTACCCTCCCATTCTTTTTTAAGTTTGTACGCCATAGTCTTTTATTATAAATATAAAAGTTACTTATTTGTTTTTTAGTGTACCAAAATTATAGCGCATTGCTTAATGGTCTTTTTCTTGCGTCTAAGCAACTTTTATGCATTTATAGTATACTGGTATTAAAAGTTTTAGAAAGTAATTTAACAGATGTAATAAAAAAATTGTTTGGATATGTAAAAAATTTTTATTATAGCATAAAAAAAAGGGGTAATAAAACCCCTTTCTTTTTCTTTTATAGAGTAACGATTAAGTACCTACAGTAATAGTTAAATTAGCTTCATCAGCTAAACCATCAAATGGATATTTAGCGGTTGCTGCTCCTGCACTTGCAGGTAATTGAATTAGAGCATTTTTTTCTTCTGCACCCCATTCAATAGTATAACCATTCATATCACCCTTAGCAACACCAGTTACAACTGTACCACCAGTCACATAACAACCACCATCTATACCTAATAAGAATACATTGTCGTTTGAATCTTGAACAAAAATCTGACTTCTTGCATAAGCCATTAATCTTAATTCATTAGTCATATCGTGGTCAATCTTTTGTAATGTTACTGATAATGCTTGTGTAAAAAATGTTGTACCATTAGCATTATCTGAATTTATAGTAACAGATAAACTTGATAAATTTTGTACTAAGTCATATTTAAATACTTCTACAGTACCACCACAACAAGACCAAGT